TTTTTTCTGAAAACATAAAAATAAATTTATAGAGAATATAGAAAGGCTTCAATGTGTCCAAAAGTATTTTAAATTAAAAAGCCCCCATTTCTGGAGGCTTAGTTATAGCGGTTTATTTTGGGAAATTAAAATAGTTCAGCTTGTTTTTTTTCCTGAATAACCGATTGCAAATTCTTTTTAGCTAAATCAAAATAACTTTCTTTTAACTCAAATCCTATTCCTTTTCTACCCATCTTAACAGCTTGAAATACTTCGCTTCCAATCCCCATAAACGGAGTAAATACAGTATCATTTTTGTTTGAATACAAATGTATTAACCTTGCAATAGTATCTAATTGTAAAGGGCAAATATGCTTTTCGTCATTATCTTCACGTCCATTTCTATAACCTTGTAAAGTATTTCCGTAGTCAATATCCATCCATACAGGTGAAGCGTATTTTTGCCAAAGGTCAACAGATAATTCAGTATTTGTTACTGGGTTATTTCTTTCGCCATCTTTTCTAAAAATCATTACATAGTCAGGAATGCCAACCCTTGACATTGTGCTGTCTTTTTTAACTTGTTTATGAAGCAACCCTAATGCCTTAGTGCGTTGCATTTCTACTACTGGGTCTTTCCAAATGGTTATACGGCTTGCATAAACAAACCCAACTTCTTCAAATGCTTTTAATATCATTCCACTAAAATCTCTTAAACCAATAAATCCCTCTTTACCTTTTTGAATAGGCAAATCCATACAATGAACTGCAACATTCCTGCCCTGCATCATTACTCGGTAGAGGTCTTTTATTAAAAAACCAAATTGAGTTAAAAACTCTTTATAATCTTTAGAGTTTCCCATATCCTCTAAATGACTTGAATATGTGTATAGTTCAGCAAATGGCGGGCTAAAAACACTTAAACCAATGCTTTCATCTGGTATGTTTTTAATTAGCTTAACGCTGTCGCCACGCCTAATATTATACCATTCATTATTAACTTCTTCAGTGTCAAAATTAGAAACTGTCATAGAGTTTCCTTTTAGATTTTCGTTTATTGCTTTACTCATTTCATCTTGCATAATTTCAAATTGTTTTTGTTTTTTGTTAATTGAATCAATGACGTTCGCCATTGTGTCTGTGGTTATTAGATAAATATTTACTTCTTCTTTTTGACCGAAACGGTATGAACGCCTAATAGCTTGATATAATCCCTCAAAACTAAAGTCTAAGGAAGCAAATATTTGGTTACGGCAATTCTGAAAATTCATTCCGAAACTTGCAATTTTAGTTTTGGTTATTAAAATTTTAAAATCATTATTTGCAAATCCTAATAGCTTTTCTTTTTTCCATTCGTTAGTATCAGAACCTTTTACCTCAACTGCTTCTGGCAATAGTTTTCTAAGCATTTCGCCCTCTTCATTTTGCTTTATCCAAATAATAAAGTTTTCATCTGGTTTTGATTTTACAATACTTACTACCTCATTTAATCTTTCTTCTTTTGTCAATCGTAACTCTTGGTTAAAGTTAGTTGCAGAAATAGCTGTATTATTAAATAAACTGCCATTATCTCGTTTGTTAGTTACTATTTGCTTTTCAATTAAGTTTAGTTGAGGCAAAGCATATCCTACCATTTCAAAACCTATATCTTGAGGCTTATTAAGCATTATAGCCCATGTTCCAATAAACTGATAAAACAATTTAGTAGCGTGTCCTTTTAACCGCCATTTTGCAGTTTCCCCGCCATCATGTACAAAGTACATTGCAAGCATTTCATTACGACTCATTACGTCTAAAAACTCGCTATGGTTGCCTAATTCCATAGGGTCGTTGGGTGATGGCGTAGCAGTGCAAGCTAATTTATAAGGGGTGTATTTAAACTTTTTTAATATAAGTTTTTTAGTTTCACCCTCAAAGTTTTTTAGTATTGAACTTTCATCTAAAACAACACCACCATAAGAATACGCATCAATATTATTTAATTGCTCGTAATTGTCAGCATCAATAAATTCAATAGGAATACCAAACTTTACTGCCTCACGTTTGGTTTGTTCTACTACAACTAAAGGGGCTAATACAAGCACTTTTTTATTGGTTTGATTTGCAACTTTTTCAGCCCAACTAAGCTGCATTAAGGTTTTGCCTAATCCGCAGTCGGCAAATATTGCATACTTACCCGCTTTTAATGCTCGTTTAACAATAAACTTTTGGAACGGAAATAAATAGCCGTTCAGTTTTTCATCTGACACTTCAAATCCGCTTTCGGTGTGTGTCTTTTGTTTTGTTTCTAAAAATTGTTCGTATGTCATAAAATTAAAACGCCCCTACCGCTACTCGAAGCGTGCAGGCTTCTTTCACAAATAAGGGCTAATAAGGTTAGATATAGGCTCTGCACAACCTTTTGCAATATTAGTAAATAATTTTCAATTCATAGTTGTAAATGTTTCCCAAAAATCGTTTAAATCAAATTCGTGAACCCTACCATCTTTAGAAGATGCCGTTTGAAAATAGTATTTAATGACTTCAAATTTTGTGTTAAATCCAATATTTACTATTCTAAACCTATTGCCTGTTTTTAAAGAAGTTACTATACTTCCCTTTATGGGGTTGCCCTCTTTTCGGTCTAAGTGTCTATGGCTGCTGAACATTTAACTTTTTGTTATGAATGTTTTGTAAAAATTCTTTGTGCTGTTTTTTATCGCCAAAATCAATATGGCACTTTCTACACATTGCCATTAGGTTTGAAATATCATTTACCAAGTCTTTTCTTCTGCTTCTTGCTTCAATGTGATTTATGTCCACTGCTTTTTTTTCGCACACTTCGCATGGTATAAAATCGCTTACATCGTAACCAAAATAATTTAAGTATATTTTAGTGTATGGCTTCATATCCGATTATTTCTATTACTATGTGCTCATTACCCTTTTTTACTACTTTCTTTTCAACCACGAGCCTATAAACGTGCTTATCATCAAAGTTATACTTCTTTTGTAAAATATCTATCATTGGCTTTATGCAGTTGTCTAAATCTGCTGCAATAGTGCTATAAGCTACTTCAATGTTTATTTGGTAAGGCGGTAAACCTAACTTTAAATTTGGCAACATAAATAGGCAATCTTGCTCATACTTTTTGTATAAAGGTGTTTTAAACCGTTTGCCCTGCCATGCTTGGTTAACTGATAATGGCTTTATGTTTAGTTTATGCTTCATAATTCTTTGCAGATTTTACACTTTGGCATTATAGCTCTATTTTTAAATCAAAGAAAATACTTTTTTGATGTTGTAATTCTTTTGTGTGTTTAGTAATATAATCATAAACAGTTCCCTTTGAAATATCAAATAATTCAGCTATTTCTAAAACATGGCAACCGTTTTTGTATAGCCAATAAGACATACACCCTCTTATGTAAGAGTGTTCGTTATTTGCGCCTTTAAGAACGTCTAAAGATAAGCCCCATGTTTCAGCTAATGCCGTTTCTAATTCTTTTAATATTTTCGCTGTCATAGTAAAGGGTTTTTATCTGAGCAAAATTGAAAATACTTCGTACCAAAAAAGTAAGGAAAGTTAATGTTATTGCTTATCTGTTTTAGCCTGCCATATCCAACGGCATCATTCATTATTGTTTCAACATCCCAAAAATAATAATACTCACCCACTTCTAGAGTAAACGGTCTTTCTTGCGTAAACCCTTCGAGTTTATAAGGAGCAAATGAAAGTAGCGTTAATTCTGAATGCCAATAGCTTTTGTCTTCATATTGAACTAATACTGTGTCATTTTGAACTTCTATTACTTTACCTTCACCATATTTGTAATGATAAACGGTGTCTTTTTCTTTAAATGGGTTCATATTGTTTGTTTTATTTATTAATTGTTTCCAATCCTCTAAAGAGATAATTGGTGTATTTATTAATTCATCAATTAGCCTATATGACTCAGGGCATCTCCTTTCCCCTTCTATGCGCCCATAATATCTACTTTCCACGTCCCCGCTAAATAAATTATTATTGGTATCTTTATTCAACCACTCAATTAACTCTTTCCAGAGTGGGTTGTTTCCGTCCCATTTTACTAAAAAATTGTCTAATGTTGCTTTCATATTGTTTGTTTTTGTTTTTAATAATTCTTTGCATTCAGTACAACGTGTAACTACTTCTCTAATGTTTAAGTAGCTTTCGCAATGTTGGCATTGTATGTCCATCTTAAAAATGTTTTTTACCAAAGTAAATATATTGTTTCGGGAACTTAGATTTAAGTTCTTCAAATCGGTTGCAAAATTCGCTATCGTAAACGTGTTCTGGGAACTTCATTGCCTTAATAACAGCGTTTTCAAGTTCAGTTAATTCCGCTTCGTTTGCTTTTTCCCATGCTGCAATCTTTGAGTTATAGCGTGAGGATAGTCCCCACGTTTCACGCTGTCCGTTTTCGTCATATCCAGCAGGCAAGTTACTATTAATATTTTCCCAATTAGTTTGCATTTAGTGCCTCCTCTGTTTTCTTTGAAATAGCATATTTCTTTCTAACATCTGCAACAGTATGAGTACCTGCTTTAATGGCTTCTTTTGCTTTTTCAAAGGCAGGTGTGCCAATGTTTAGCCATTGCTTATCTTCTTTATTTTCTTTAGGCTTATCTTCTTTAGGTGCTTGCTCTCCTGCTGCATCGGTGTCCTTATCGGTAACTAAGCCTAACGCTGCACTAAGGGCATATCTACGTATGTAAGTAATAGCAGAGCCTAATACTTGAAAATCGTTCATGCCTTTAAGTTGTACGCCTTGTGGAATTTCGGTGCTACACTCTAACTGTTCACCACTTTCAGCATGAAATACAATAGTTTTAACCGATTGTCCGCAAATTAATTGCGTAAAACCTAAGCCATGTTTTTTTAGTAGTGGATTAATGACTTCAAATATTGCAGGTAAATCTGCATAAGTGTAACCGTAACCGCTTGTGCCTTTGTGTATTACAGGCACTTCTTGCTGAAATGCTGCTAATGCTTTAAATAAGTTTTTCATAATTTGTAATTGGATTGGTTAGATAATCTTTTAATTCTTTCTGCAATTTCGTAATAATACATCTTTTGGTCGTCTGTCAATTCTTGTGTGTCATCTTCAGACATATCTACATATTCGCAATGATCTCCACATTCTGGACAAATACCAATATCTGAAGTATCACTATCGCCATTGCTACGAGGTGGAACAGCACAGCAGTCGCTTACATATTCCATTGATGATAAATAGCTTTTACTCATGGCTGTTGTTTATTTCGGTTAAGTAGTATTCGCCTTGTTCATCATTGGTAATGGAAGGAGAAACGCCATGA